TAAAAGATACAAAAAATGGAAGTGAATCAAGTCCTCATTTTCAAATTAAAGGTAATGGATATGATGCATATCATTTTCTAAATACTACTGCTTATTATATAGTACAAAACTCAACAGGTCGTAGCATAAGAATAGTATCAAATTCAAATGGAGTTAAATTAGACCCAACAGCAACTGCTTGGACTTCAAATTCAGATATTGCTTTAAAAGAAAACATTAAACCTTTAGAAAATGTTTTAGATAAAATTAAAGATTATAGATGTGTAGAATATAATTTAAAAACTGATGATGATAAAAAAATAGGTTTTATTGCTCAAGACTGGGAAAATGATTTTGCTCCAATAGTTAATAAAGATGAAAATGAAATGTTAGGAATGAAATATACAGAAACAATTCCTGTTTTATTAAAAGCAATACAAGAACTAAAAGCAGATAACGATAGCTTGAGAACAAGAATAGAAAATTTAGAAAATTAATAAAGTAACAGCAACAACTATAGAATATTTATAATAAAGTATTAAGATGATAATAGATAATCCTAAAATATCCGGCTCGTTAGAAGTACAGAATCATATTTCTGCTTCAGACGGTACAATAACCGGGGATCTTACAGTACAAGGTAATGTAGTTGGAACTGCATCAACTGCTTCTTATGTAGAATCAGCAAATGTAGATGGATTAACTAATTTATCTTCTTCTATTGCATCTGGATTACTAAAGAATACAACAGATACTCTAACCGGCGATTTAACAGTAACAGGTAATATTACTGCACAAGAATTCCATACAGAATATGTCTCCGCATCAGTAATATATGAATCAGGTTCAACTCAATTTGGAGATACCTTAGATGATACTCATAATTTTACTGGATCAATTAATCTTACTGGCTCCCTAAATGTAAACGGTGCTGAGGTAGGTACAGGTAAATTAGATGAAACTGTATTCAATTCATATACATCGTCGACAGACACGTCAATTCAAAACTTAACTGATGAAACTTCATCATATGCTTTAAAAGCAGAGATATCAGGTTCAAATACTACCCTTAGCTCATCTGTAGCTAGTGATATTGAAGATATCTTAGACGGTACAGACACAGTCACTTCAGCTTCCTATGCTTTAACAGCATCTTATGCAGCCAATGTACCAGAAACAGCATCTTATGCTTTATCAGCTCTTTCATCATCTTATGCTTTAACTGCATCTTATGCTGATTCAGGAGCTGGATTTCCTTTCGATGGAGCTGCAATAATTACCGGGTCACTTTATGTATCTGGAAGCACAATTTCAGGATCTTTCGTAGGAGATGGAAGCCAACTTACAGATATAGATGTTTCTCAAGTGAGCACTGTAACTTCTTCTTTTAGTGCAGTTAATACATTAACTATTAATCATAACTTCAACAGTAAGAACGTCTCTGTAGCAGTTTATAATTCTTCTGATGTACAAATACTACCTGCAGCTGTTACTTTAACAGATAATGATAATGTAAAAATTGATTTTGCAGGAAATACAGCTGGTTATGCAGTTGTTTCAAAAGGAGGACATATAGTATCAGGTTCACTTTCTATATCGGAAACTGGTCACATTTCAGATTCATTTACTTCTCAGACTTCTCATACAGTATTCCATGGCTTTAATACTAAAGAGGTTATTGTTTCAGTTTATGAAAATGATAGCCTTATAATACCCGATACTATTACTACACCTAATTTAAGTAGCGTAACAGTTACTTTCCCCGAAGCCATTTCTGGTAGAGTAGTAGTTGTCAAAGGTGGACATCTAATATCAGGTTCAATTCCTTTTGCAAATATAACTAATAAACCGACATTATTAAGCGGTTCAGCTCAAATAGCAAGCGATATATCTGGTTCATTTACTTCTTTAAGTTCTTCTTTAGAGAGTAGAGTAAGTGACCAAGAAAATTTTAGTTCATCTTTAGATGCAACATTTGCTACCGATGCAGATCTTAATTTAGTTAGTTCTTCTGTAGATTCCTTAAATGCGGCTACTTCTTCGTATGCTTTAGCAAATCAAATAAGTGGTTCATTTACTTCTTTAAGTTCTTCAATAGCATCTGAACTGTTAAAAAACACTACAGATACATTAACTGGAGATTTAACAGTAACAGGTACGCTTACAGCACAGGATTTACATGTACAAGAAGTAACTTCAAGTATCGTATATTCAAGTGGTTCTAACGTATTTGGAGAAAATGTAAGCGATACTCAAACATTTACCGGGTCCCTTCAGGTAAGTGGTTCAACAAATTATTTGTTAGGAAACGTAGGAATTGGGCAAACAAATCCTCAATTTGGATTAAGTATGGCTCAAGGAACTGGCGATGGGAATAGAATTGGATGGAATGATGGAGCTGGAGATAAAAGAGCATCAATTATTTGTTCAAGTTCAACAGATGCTTTACAATTTCATACTGGAACTTCTGATACAGAAAGAATGCGTATAAACAGTTCGGGAAATTTATTATTAAAAGGAACTGGAGTAACGTCTTTATTAAAATTTGATTCAAGTGCTTATGGGCAAATATTATCTACAAGCAATATTCTATATTATGATATAGATACACAAGTGTTTAGAAATTCAGCAGGAACATCTGAACATATGCGTATAAACAGTTCAGGAAACACAACTTTTGCAGGAGATATCACTTTATCAGCAGCAGGAAGTACTGGACAAGTCATTAGAACAACTGATAATACAGAACCATATTTTGCATTACAAAGAAACAGTGGTTCAAATGGTATTGCTGTTTTAAGAGGTATTGATGGTGGCCATTTATATATAGACACCGGTGCTACAGGTGCAGGACAATCTACAAAAATGGTTGTACAAGCAGGAGGAAACGTAGGAATTGGGGAAACTAGCCCTGCTACTAAGCTGGATGTTAAAGAAACAAACAATGGTGATACTGTACGTATTTCTAATACAGGAACTTATGGAGGTACAATTGCATTTACACAAGGTTCTGGTGACACTAACATAGGCTACGTTGGTTCACTTAGGGCGTTAGAAGGGGATGCTAGTGGTGATAATGGTATTGGGCTTTATTCAAGAGATAGAATATCTTTTTATACTAATTCCCCAACACCAGATGTAACAATAGGTGATAATGGAAACGTCGGAATTGGTGGATTGCCTAGTGTAAATTTTGAAATAGCAAAAGCTGGTGCTAGAATGAAAATGATTGATGGAACAAATCAATTAAATATGGGACTTTGGGATGGAGCTAATTATAGATTTGAGGGTGATGCCAATAGACCTATGTTTTTTACATCTTACCAAGGTAATATAAACTTTGGTATTAGTGGCGGTACAACTATGACCGTAAAAAGTGGAGGCGTCGGGATCGGAACGACTTCGCCTAATTATTTATTGGATTTATCTAAAACTGCTGTTGCCGTAGACACTTATTCAGGTATAAATTTACAAGCAAGTAATTATGGATATACAATAGAAGGAGGGCTTACTCAAAATATTGGAGGAGAATTAATATTTAGTTCAAATAGCGTAGGTACAAAAACCCCAAGAGTTAAATTCGCGGCTAACGGAAACGTCGGGATCGGGACGACTTCGCCTACAAATGGTAAGTTTGTGATAAACCAAAACTCATCAGCAGCTAGTTTTGGCGGTAACGTATGTCAACTTTTTGAAAACTTTAATACAACCGATGGTCAAATGATGTCGATTGGTTTTAGAAACAATAATAGCGTTGGTACTACAGCTTATATTGATGCCGTAGCTTACGATCAAAGTATTGGAGCAACAGACATAAGATTTAGTACTTATAGTGGATCTGCTTGGAATAGTAACATGGTTACTTTTCAACATACCGGTCGAGTAGGAATCGGAACAACTTCGCCTTCGGAAATATTGCATGTTAATAAAAACGCTACAAGTAGAATTGTAGGCGCTTATTTTACAAACTCACAAGCAAACACTGGTGCTGAGGCAGTAAGTATAGCTTTTGGATTAAACAGAAGTGGTGGTGATTTTGTAAGAAAACTTGAAGCAATAGAGTATGGTGCTGAAAATCAATGGACAGGAACACCAAGCACGGTAAATTCATATTTAGCATTTAATGTACTTAAAGGAGAAACCGCTTATGAAAGATTGCGTGTAAATTCTGTAGGTGTTAATGTTACGTCTCAAGGGGCACATGGGGTACATTTAAAACCAGACTCAGCTGACACTAATAATTCAGGTAGGCTACTTCTTACAAGAATTGGAGGATCTGGCTGGGCCGTTATGAATAATTCTACAAACTTTAGTATTAGGTCTGGTGCAATTCCAGCTAGCACAAGTGGTACTGAAAAAATAAGATTATCGGGTTATAGTGCGACATCATGGACTGCAGGTTCAGATGAAACGATAAAAGAAAATATAAAACCTATAGGTAATGTTTTAAACAAAATAAATGATTATAGGTGTGTAGAATATAATTTAATAGACGACGAAACTAAAGATAAAAAAATAGGTTTTATTGCACAGGATTGGCAAGAGGATTTTCCGCAGATTATAGAGCAAATGGAAAATGAAAAAATAGGTATGAAATACACTGAAACAATACCAATTTTATTAAAAGCAATACAAGAACTAAAAGCAGATAACGATAGCTTGAGAACAAGAATAGAAAATTTAGAAAATTAATAAAGTAACAGCAACAACCGTAGAATATTTATAATAAAGAATAAATGAAAATATATAACCCTACAGGATTTAGTTCAAACTTAACCGGATCGTTTTCCGGTTCAGTCAAAGGTGTGTTTGACGGTAGTTTTACATCAACAGCAACCACAGAAATTTCTGGTGCTTTTGATTCTGTTTCAAGTTCATTATCTTCTAGGGTAACTTCTCAAGAAAGTTTTTCATCTTCTTTAGATAATACTTTTGCTACAGATGCAGATCTTAATATTGTTTCTGCCTCAGTAGACGCATTGAACGCTGCTACAAGCTCTTATGCTTTAGAGAATAGCATATCAGGTTCTTTTACTTCTACTTCACAGTCGTTAGCATCTGAATTATTAAAAAATACTACAGATACATTAACAGGTGACTTAACGGTAACTGGAACTATTACTGCACAAGAATTTCATACGGAATTTGTAAGTGCTTCTATATTATTTGATAGCGGTTCAACAAAATTTGGAGATACTTCTGACGATAATCATGATTTTACAGGAAGTTTAAAAGTTAGTAGTTCTATATATACTACATCACAGACTTTTACTCCACAAGATACTACTATTAATTCTACAAATACCTCTATTAATTCTACTAATATTACTGTTGGGAATAACACCAGTGATAATGTATACGTAGGAGATAGCACATTAAATGTTTTAGGAGGAAAAGTCGGAATTGGAACAACTACATTAAATGCACTCCTTACAATTTCTGGTTCAACAAATCAGAATAGTACTAATCCCGGCATCAGTTTAACAAACAGTGACAATAGTCAAACAGTATTATTTTTAGAGAATACTACTACCAGAGGGTATGAATTAGCTGTCGGAGGCTCAAGCAATAGTGTAGATCCAGGAAGTTTTTATGTATACGATGCCACTGCTACTCTTGCAAGATTTATTATAAACTCCTCAGGAAACGTTGGTATCGGTCAAGCACCTTCATCTTTTGCAAATTGGAGAATTTTTGAAATAAAAGGTTTATCTAATGGTTCGTTATTAAACTTTGAAGATAGTGGTAGTACAAGAACAGGTGCTATTGCAATGAATGACGCTTCTAGCTTAATGAGGTTCCAAACTTTTACTGATGCTGATATAACTTTTGAACCTAATAACTCAGAAGCAATGAGAGTTACAGGCGATGGAAAAGTAGGTATAGGAACAAATAATCCTGATGTAAATAGAAGACTACATATAAAAAATACTGATGATGTAAGAGGAATTTTAATAGAAAATGATTTTTCAGGAAGTTATGCTGAATTGCATCTTTCAGCTAGTAGGGAATATAGAGTAGGAACAGGAGGTTCTGCTTCAGACTCAGATGCTCAGGATAATTTTTATATATACGACCGAACTGCAGCTCAGCATAGAATAACTTTAAATAGTTCAGGAGAGGTTGGAATAGGGACTTCTTCACCTGACGGTCAGTTAACAGTAAAAGGTACTACACAAACAGTAACATTAGATTTAAATGCAAATTTAGAAGTTGGTTTATCAATTATGGGATTACCATACACTAACCAGGTTGGTATAACTATTGGTAAAGCAAATTCAACTAAAAATAGTGGAGTTTTAAGATATCATCATAATACCGATGGTGGTAATGATAATTATGTAGGTATAGGACATTATGCTGCTGATGATATATTAAATATAACATCTGGAGGTAATGTCGGGATCGGGACAACTAGTCCATTTTCAACAGCAAAACTTCAAGTTAAAACAGATACAGATAGAAACGTAGCAATACAAACTGGAACTACACATACAACTGGAATAAAAATAAACGCATTTAATGATGCTGCAAATACAAACATACCTTTAGAATTAAATGGTTCTCTTTTAAGTTTAAAAACAGGTGAAACAGAAAAAATACGCATTTTAGCGAACGGCAACGTCGGGATCGGGACGGATTCGCCTTCGCAAGAATTAGATGTAGTAGGTATTATAAAATCTTCAGGTGTTTCAAATAGTTTAATGTTTTCCGACAGAGCAACTGCCGCTAATACTTGGGAATGGTACTCTAGTGGTAATAATGCGGGATTATACAAAAATCATAATACCGCTGGAACTGTTATGACTATAGACAGTTCTGGAAACGTAGGAATAGGAACAACAAACCCATCTGGGAAGTTGGATATACAGCAGGATACTACTGGCGACCTACTAACTAGAGTTTGGAACACAAACACCTCTGGCACAGGAGATTCTATTTTACGGATCGCAAATAGCGGTAATAACGCAAATGGAAATAGAATAGAATTCTCAGATGCAAACTACTATACTGCTACTATTTCAGGAGACAGGTCACAAGGTATCATGTTAAGAACATCTGGTACAGGTACTAATCCTAGTACTATACCTGTAAGATTGCAGATAACACCCAGCGGAATAGTAAATATTAGAGCAGCAGACGATACTCCTAATAGTACACAGTTCGCTTTAGCGATAAAAGGATACGGTAATAGAACCGCTTATTTTGACGGAGATTCAATCGCTTCAGTTTGGTGGGGTGTAGCTAATACTCCACATTTTGCTATCGACTCTGTAAATGGAGGAGGAGCAACTTTCTGGACTCATGTTAGTGGGACGTGGTATGAAAGAATGCGTATTGAAGATCAAGGAGACATAGGAATTGGAACAAATGCCCCATCAGCAAAGCTTGATATAGTAATGCCTAATAGCAATGGTGCAACACGACAAGATATCCTTAGATTGTTACAAGATGGTCAAAACACACTTAGTTGTTATATGTATGGAGGTACTACAGATTTAGTACAACTTCATGTTAGTGGTACAGAACAGAATTTATCCCTTACAACTGGTGGAGTAGCAACAGCAACCACAGCAACCGGTATACACTTAAGAAGCGGCGGTGACGTAGGAATAGGAATAGTAAACCCATCAGCAACTCTTCACGTACAAACTAATTCAACCGCTGATTTAAAAGTAATCACTACAGGGGCAGCTGACGCTTCAGTAAAGATCCAAGGATATGATGCAGGAGTACATATTGGAGATGCTACTAATGGATTGAGGTGGGCAGTATGGAACGATGGGCCGAGTACAAGTTCAAGTTTAAAATTTGGTAGTTATGCATTAGGAACTTGGTATAGTGATGCTTCTCAGGTTGTAACTATGGAATCTAGCGGTCACGTAGGTATAGGTACAACTAACCCCGCTCCAAAATTACATTTAGTATACTCCGGTGGTAGTTACGGTACTGATGCAACTAGTGGATTTATTAATCAAGCTACTACCGGTAGAGCAACGCAAAGAATTAGAAGTATCACAGACAATCCAGCAGAATTATTTTTTGACATTGATGGTGGTATTAGATGGGATATTTCTGTTAGAGATTCAAGTGGTAATTATAAAATGAACTTCTATCCTCAAGGAGCCACAGTTGGTTATGCTAATGTTAGCTCCCCCACACTTCAACTTGAACAAGATGGAGATGTATATATGCCTGTAGGTAATGTAGGGATTGGTGTAACAACTACTTCTTATAAATTAGAAGTAAATGGCAGTTTTGCAGCAACATCTATAACTGAAACTTCAGCATTAAAGTTTAAAGAAAATATTACTCCTCTTAATTCTCAACTAGAAATAATTAATAAATTAAATCCTGTTAACTTTGATTGGAAAGAAGACGGTAAAAAAGACTTTGGATTTATAGCAGATGAAGTAGAAGAAATTATACCTGAACTAGTATCTTATAAAGATGATGAAGTACATGGTTTGCATTATTCAAAATTAACTCCTATCTTAGTTAAAGCATTACAAGAGCAACAAACTCAGATTGAGGAATTAAAACAAGAAATTAAAAAGTTAAAAGAAATATAAGTTTATGGCAAATTTAAAAGCAACTACTATAACAGGATCTCTAAATATTCCTTATGGTTCTCATACTACTAGAGCAGGTCTAACAGGTAATGTAAGTGGATCTATATTTTTAGTTACAGATACAGATACCTCAAAAAGTAAGCTATATATTTATTCCGGTATAGGTGGAGGACAATTTGGCGGTTGGGAAGAACTCAACCCTACTGATACACCAGCATTTTACTATACTAATTTTATAAATTATTCCTACCTAGCAGGTGGATATAAAGATAGTTCTCCTTGGAGAGATGTACATAAAACAGTTAATGCTACAGATCAAACCTCTCACTTAGGTCAATTATTAGCAAATCCTGCTTCATATACTTCTGGTGCAAGCAGTAAAACTATACTATATGTATGGTCTATTAATACTAACAATATATTTAACGCTGCTACTACTAGTCACGGTACTACGACCGGTGCAATAAATATGATAGCAGATGCAGCTTATACTAATCAAACATCTCATAACTTAGTAATAGGTGCAAGAGCTGATTTAGGAACCGTACATAAAGAAACAGAATTTGCATGGATGTTTGGAGGAGGAACAACAGCAGTAGAAAAGTTTAACTTAACTACTGAAACAATGTATCCAAATCAAAATTTAACTTCTATAAACGGAGCAACAGGTGCTGCAGGTTTTTCTGATAAAGACTATGGGTACGGTTGGGTTGACAATGCTGGTATGAGATGTCAGTTTGCTACTGATACATTTGCTTCTTCAACTCAATGGGGTGTACATGGACAGCAAAAAGGTATTTCATCTAAGGTAGGTAAGGGGTACGCCGGTAACGAAGGGTCCTATAATGGAGGGTATAATTTGAGAAGATGGCAAACATCGACAGAAACTAATTTAGGTACTGTATCTAAGCCTCATGGAAATTGCGGTGAAGAGAATTTTTCCCTCGGCCAGGATTGGCAGTACATGTTAGGTAACTACGACGGTGCACAAAACAATACTAGCTGGAAATTTACTTATGCTACAGATTCCGGTACTACTTCAGTATCTGGTCTAGCTCCCGGTGTTAACGCTGGTACTTCTTCTGGGCATGTAGGACAAAGAAGTTAATAGATTTGTATATTATAAAAATTTTTACTATATTAATAATAAAATAGTTTTATGAATAAAAATAAATTAGACGAATTAAGCAACAAGTTAGTCGAACTTTCACAAGAAAGTGTTGGAAGTATGCCTGCATTTAAAATGGAGCATTTTGTTGGAGATGCACAAATTACTGATTTTTCAAAGGTAAGACAGTGGTTGATGGAGTTAAGAACTAGAGAAGACAGTTTGGAGCAAATTAGTGTTAGAGTTGAAAAATGTGAGTTAGAGATAAAAATGAAAGAAGAGCAACTTGAGGATATCGTAGTAGAAAATAGAAAAAAATTACTTGAGCTAGAAATTAGAGACCAAAAAGTTGATTTAAGAAGATTTAAAAGATCTTGTTCTGATGCTAAAAATGAAAGAGACATAGTATTAAAATTACTTAAAGAGTTTATTGATACTAATGAAAATAGTAAAGAAATATTAGATGCACAAACTAATTTAGAGTTAAGAGAGAAATACGAAAAGGAGTACTGGATAGTAAGATTAGCTAAACAGTCTATGTTAGATATGATTAACTACGGTAGAATTAGCACAGGTAATTTAGATGCCGTTTTAATGTTAAATCCTGAGGAACAAAGAAAGACATTAGCATTAGCAAGCAAATATACTCTAGAAGTTGATTCAAATATTAAGGAACTAATGGCAAAAGCTACAATGAACGTAGCTTTACCGGGAGTAGATGATAAATTAATTAATCAATTAAAAATTGCTAAATCAGAAACAGTAGAAGAATTTAAGAAATTAGTATAATGGTACACGTATTATTTAAACAAGGAGTCCCAGTCCCGGGGTATGTAAAAGTAATGGAAAATTACTTAGGTTATAATATAGGTAGAATAGAAGATATATACTACGATACCCGTGTAGATTTTCTTAAACTTGAAGCTATTATCATACCGGAAGATATTGTTCCTGGATATAAGTTTGCTAATATATACAAGGATTATATTAAGATGAGACAAAATTCTGCTATAATAGACGATTTTCCTTTTCTTCAATCAAGTGAAAACCCTGATGATAAAGTTTCTTATACCTTAACAGATGATGATAAAGCCTTAGGAGTTACTTTTAATAAATTTGTAATGAATAAATTTATTGAAGATAGATTTACTCAAAAACTGAGAGAACTTACAGTTAATGCTTCAGAACTTGAATCTGCTACATGGAGACAGCAAGTAAAAGAAGCAGAGAATTATTTAGCCGACGATACATTCTCCACCCCACTTATCGATGCTTTAATAGAGGGAACTTCTTACACTAAAACTGAATATGCTAATAAAATTAAAACTAGAGAGACAGGTTATTTTTCTAAATTAGCTAATATGCTTAAATCTCAAAGAGCTATAGAGAGAAGAGTAAAAGAATGTACATCAATAGCTGATTGTCATAGACTAAGACATGAAAAATTTGGTTTTAGTGTTAGCTGGCAACAGCAAACAGATGAAAGTATAGAAACAACCCCTCTAACTTCCAAACCGGATTTTTAGAGTAAAATAAAGGTTATATGAATTTTGCTATTAACGGTACCTGTTCTAAAGGGTGTTCGTTTTGTTTTACTACAGAAGATGCTCGTCTCCGTCACACACTAGGAGAAATGAGTATTTCCCAGTTAGATAAGTATTTATCTTTTTACGGCTTTTATAAAAGTAAAAGACCTGTTCATATTCTTGGAGGTGAACCAACTCAACATTCAAATTTTACCGGAATACTAGATTTTATAATTAGTAAAAGATTAAAAATAAATTTAGTTAGCAATTTACTATTTGGTAGAAAAACATTAGAACATATAGTTAAAAATATTAAACATTTTGATTGGATACTTCCTAATGCAGCAGAATTAGATCAACGAAATAGAATAACTGTTTGGAGAAGAAACTATTTAGAAATTTATAAAGCTTTTACAAACAATCAAGGATTTGAAAAAAGCCCTAGGTTATATCTTGCTTTAACTTTATCTAGTAATTTTAAGGAAGTCAAAATGTTCGAATATATTAAATGGCTCATAAAAGAAGCTAACTATAAAGTAAAAGCTATTAGATTAGGATTAGATTTAACAGATACATATTTAATTAACAACAAAGAGTTAGGTCAAGAAATCGTAAAAATTATTAAATTTTGTAAAATTAATAATATAATAGTACAATCTGATTGTCAAGTACCTCCCTGTCTATGGGAAGGTAAAACTAAGGAAGCAGTTTTAGAAAATTCTTTAAATTACGCTACTTTTAAAGTAGACAATTATGAAACCATATGCGGGTTTATGCCTATGGATGTCTTACCTAATGGTAGCTCTATCCACTGTTATCCTTTACAGCATAAAGTTAAAATTAATAACGTACTAAAAGTAGATGGAGTAGATACTTTAGATAGTTTATATGATAAGTACGATGAGTTATATAAAGAAAACCATAAAAATTATACATTACCCAAAGATTGTTTAGATTGTGTTTTTTATAAAGACCAATGTAACGGTATATGCGGAGGATGTTTAGAAGGAAATGAATAAAATTTTTTCCATACCACTTAACCCTAGAATGGATCAGGAGATGTTCTTTAATGAATTTCTACCTTTCTTATCTAAATATAAAGACTGGATTTACGATATATATTTTACCTGTAGGATAGCTCCTTTCACTCAAGATGCAATGGGAGAACTAGTTGAAGGTCAATCTAAGGATATAGTATTAGATAATGCTTTTCAAATTCAGGAAAAACTAGGAATAAAAATCAGTGCCACTTTCAATAATATTAATGTATCTCCAAGTTACTCTAACTATAAACTTTTTATAGATAATTTAAAACCTTTATACGAAAGGGGATTAAGAGGTATAACTTTAGCTCATGCTCACTGGGTTGCATTAGGAATTAAAAAATACTTTCCAGAACTGGAAATTAAAAATACTATATTGAGAAAAGTAGCTACAGGACAAGATTTTATCTACAATGCAGAACAAGGTTTTGACTATATAAATGTAGATAGAATTTTGATGAGAGATATAGAAGAGTTAAAAAATATTAAAAGAGCACAAGATTATTTTTTAGATAAAACAGGTAAGTTAGTAAAGATAGCTCTATTGACAAACGAAGGCTGTTTAGGCAGGTGTCCGATGATGGACGAACATTATTCTTATAATAATTTAAGAGGTAAAAATGACTTACCTTATTTTAGACATGAAATTTCTAAAGTTACTTGTGAATATAAATGGGAAAATACTATCAATGCTTTTTTCTTTAAAGCAGCTACTATACCTCCTTTTAAAGATGATTATGATGAATACCTCAAACATATACAAGTATTTAAAATGCACGGCAGGGATAATATTAGTAGAATGAGAGAAACTATGGAAATTATCAGAAACTATGCGAACGATAAGGCACTGCTAGCTGATTCTTCTAAACTCTACATAGAAGGTGTACCTCATGAACAAGTTAGAGGATGGAGAAATAAGATTAAAAAATGTAAGTTTCAATGTTGGGACTGTAACTACTGCGATATTGTAGCAGATCATAAAAAAAAGCAACTTGGACTTAAATAACTATATAGAACATATAGAAACCTCAGTTAAATACAGTAATTTAGAAGTTTCTAAGTTAACTCATGATGTATTATCTATAGATGGTTTGACTAGTAATAAAGTAAAAATGTTTCTAAATAACTTATGTAGTTTAGACAGTAGTATTTACTTAGAATTAGGAGTTTATAAAGGAGGAACATTCTGTAATGCTCTATACCATAACGACTGTAAAGGAATTGGTATTGACAATTGGTCTAGTAACTTAACCCCTAATACTTCTATAGTTATCAATAATACTAATGAAAATATACAAGAAGTTTTTTTGGAAAATATAAAAAAATATACTATATTAGATAATATTAATGTTTATCAAGGTAGATTTCAAACATTTAATTTCGATATTATAGAAAAACCTAATATTATTTTTTACGATGGAGAAATTAACCAAATAGAAATTTATTCTACCTTAGCTAATTTATTTAAAAATATAACAGGAACATTTATTATGGTATTTGACGATTGGAACTGGACTAATAAATTAGTAAAAGCATTTTTAAAAGATAGTAAAGTAAAAGAACTCTACAGTAAAGAAATTTTTACTGAAATTGAAGACCCTGAAGATTACTGGAACGGGTTAGGAATTTTTATACTTAATAATAATAATTTATGAAAAACTTAATTTTAACTATTTTATTAGTATTAACAGTTAATTTATGCTTTAGCCAAAATAGCAGCAGCGCAATCTTAAAAGGAGCTATGGAAGAAACTAAAGATAGTATTTTAGTGCAAAAGTTAAAGGAAGTAATTGTCTCAGAATCTTTGGTACCTTTACAAACTAAGGTAGGAGAATATAATCAACCCTTATGGTCTACTATGAGAATGTTTCCTTCTACTAGAATTTACGTAATGAACCCTCCCGGAACTATAATGTACGAAAAGTGGTTTGATATTAGAGATAGAAGAGACGGTCCGACTGAAATAAGAATGAGAGATGAATTTACTTTCGGTATAGGTAAAAGATTACAGTTAGACATATACAACCATACTGTATTTGACGGAGAAAACGGAGAACATACTTTTAAATGGAAGGGATTTTCCGGTGAAGTTAGATATGCTTTGGCTGATTGGGGAGAAATATTCGGTAACCCTACGTTATACTTTGAATATAAGCTTAAAAAAGGAAGAAAAGGAATTGAACCTAAATTACTATTAGGTGATAAAGTAGGAGAAAGAGGTATTTGGGGAGTTAATTTAATTTATGAAGCAAATGTAGCAACTTTAAAAGAAGATCAAGAAAGAGAGTACGCCTACACTACTTCGTACGGTTATATAGTTAATAAATCGCTTACCGTAGGAGCATCTCATATGTTTAGATATAATGATTTTGGAGGTATAACAAGAGAATTTTATATCGGACCACTAATTCAGTATAGATTTAATAACAAAGCCTATATTAGTTTAGAATACCTACCGGGTTTAAATCAAGAAGCTAAAAAATCAAGATCAATGATTATTGCTGCATGGAGATTTTAATCAACAATCAGAGCTTTTTAGTTTACTTATCATTCATAATGATAGTTACAGGTATTTTAAAAGAAAAAGGATATCTTACTGATATTTTTAGTATTTTATTAAATACTATAAAATCTAAAAAAATAGTCTTATTTTTAATTTCACTGTTTGGAGGAATACTACCAATACCCGGTAGAGTAGCTATATCAGCAGGTATTTTAGATACGATTGCACCAAAAGATAAAAAAGGAAGAGAAAATTACGGTATACTAGATTATTTATCTACTCACCATTACTATATTTGGTCTCCATTAGAAAAAACAGTAATTATACCAATGGCTGTATTAGGTTTAACTTATATTGAATTGATTAATATACTTTATCCGTTACTTATAATTTCTATAGTTATTATTAGCATATTCATTTATAAATTTAAAGATACTAATATAGAAATACCTAAAATTATTAACATTAACTATACAAATATTTACAGTGTCTTTATACCTTTTATAGTAACCTTAATATTAGCTGGACTTACTAATAGGTATATAGAGTTGTTTAGTGCTCTTACGCTATATATTGTTAGTTATTCTAATTCTTGGGGTAATATAGTAAAATATCTAAATTGGAAATTAATTTTGAGTGTAGGAATAGTAATAATTTTTTCAAACTTAATATCCTACTACAATGAAGTTATACAAGAGTATTTAAAAGGTGTATCTATTACTTCTAGTATTTATATTATAGGTTTATTATGTTTTCTAAGTTCTTTTGCTTTAGGATCATCCGGTAAGTATGCTGGAATAGTTTCCATTGTTAGTTCAATTGTAGGTTTAGAGTACTTTTTTTTCTTATTTACGGTATGTTATTCGGGTTATTTATTATCTCCTACACATAAATGCATCTATATAGGTCAACAGTATTTTGGTACCCCTATAAAAAAGTATATTAGTGTGGTAGGTATATGGGTTTTTACTATGTTAACTTATAGTATATTATATCTAATGTAAATTAAGTGCTATTTATTATAGCATATTATTATAAATAAAATTTAAACAAATGGCAATAACCTATACCTGGAACTGTAAAACGGTTGACACGTACCCCACTCATTCGGATTCACAAGATCCTGCAAATGAAGAAAACGATGTAATTTTTAACGTACACTGGTCAGTAACTGGCCAATTAATAGATAGCGAAGTAACACATTCTGCTTCTAATATAGGAACACAAGCGTTATCGACTGAAGATCTGTCAAGCTTTACTTCTTGGGACGATGTTACTCATGATGATATCATAGCATGGACAACTGGTTCAATGATAGCTGGAAATGCTGACTCAGTAGACACAATAAAAAGTTCTATATCATCTTCTATTAATGAAAAAATTAATCCAACAATAGTAACTAAATATATTAGTTAATAGTTGGATATTAGAATAATAATTACTATATTATTAGATATTAATCGATTAATTTAAATTTATAATCATGGCGAATCAAAAGTTAGTTCAAGAAGAACTTGACAAGTTACAGGAGATCCAGAAAAAAAACAATGCTTTAATTCAAGAATTAGGTACTATTTCTTTAGGTAAAATAAATCTAAAAGATAGATACGAAGGAGCATTAAAGTTTTTAACTGAACTTAGAGAATCTGAAACTGAGACTGCTAAAGAACTTGAAACCAAGTACGGAGTAGGATCAATAGATTTATCTAAAGGAGAATTCATTCCTGCACCTCAAGAAGCACCTGCTGCTGAGACAAAAACTGTCGAGTAATTCTTTAAAATGAATGGGTTTACAAGGAGGATCTTTTTACATCCTCCTTTCCTATTTATATAAGTAAAGGCATACTAAAGACATTTAGTGTTTTTAGACTTCTGTACTATATTTATAATAAACTAAAAAATTAAACAGACCTAACATGGCAGAAACTATCATCTCCCCAGGTGTATTCACAAGAGAAAATGACATCTCTTTCATACAACCATCCCCTGTAGAAGCTGGAGCGGCGATTATCGGACCAACAGTAAAAGGTCCTGTTGAAGAACCTTCAATTGTAACCTCTTATAACGAATACGTTAGAAAATTTGGTACTACATTTGAATCTGGTTCAACTAAACAGGAATACTTTACTTCTATAGCGGTAAAAAATTACTTCCAGCAAGGAGGAAATACTTGTCTAGTAACAAGAGTCGTAACCGGATCATTTGCATCAGCTACTTCAACCCACATTTCATCTTCAGTAAACGACAGTGTTCAACCTTTCACTATTAAGTCGATTGGTAAAGGAGCTATTTTTAACAACGCAACTGCGTCTATTGACCCAGGAACTGAATCCACAGGTGGATCTTTAGTGTCAGGTTCTGTAGATAATATACGTTGGGAAGTATCTAATGTAGATAATTCTAAAGGAACATTTACATTATCAGTACGTAGAGGGGATGACAATCATAATTCAAAAATCGTACTTGAAACATTTAATAATATTTCATTAGATCCTAATTCTGATAACTACATAGAAGAAATTATCGGTACACAGTATAAAACTAAAGCAACTGACGGAACTAAGACATACATCAAATCAGTAGGAGATTATGTAAATAAATCATCTTACATTTATGTAGCTTCAGTTAACCCAACAGTCGACTATTTAGGTACTGATGGAGTAACTATTGGAGAAGATTCAGATGGAAATAATTATTCAGGATCTTTACCTATAGCTGAATCAGGATCATTCTATAATGCAACAGGAGAAAATGCTGTAGCAGGAGCTAATTACTTTGATAATATTTCAAATACTAAAACTCAAGGAATGGTAGCAGGTTCTTATACTGATGCTATTTCAATATTAGAAAATAAAGACGATTATCAATTTAATATTATTTCTGCTCCTGGATTAGTATATTCATTTGCAACTCATACAACTCCATTAGACAGTCTAGTTACTTTAGCAGAAACTAGAGGAGACTGTATAGCAGTAGTAGACCTACAAGGATACGGAGCAACAGTATCTAACGTAACTTCTACAGGTACTTCATTAAATTCATCTTACGGTGCAGCATACTGGCCTTGGGTACAAGTATTATCTGATACAGGTAAATTAGTTTGGGCTCCGGCTTCAACAGTAATTCCAGGAGTATATGCCTTCACTGATAACAGTTCAGCACCATGGTACGCACCAGCAGGACTAGTAAGAGGAGGAATCGTTGGAGTTATTCAAGCAGAACAAAAATTAACAAGAACACAGCGTGATACTTTATACAGTGGTAAAGTTAATCCGATTGCTACTTTCCCTGGACAAGGTATTGCAGTATTTGGACAGAAGACTTTACAAACTAAAGCATCAGCTTTAGATAGAGTAAACGTTAGACGTTTATTAATCGAACTTAAGAAATTCTTAGGAGATCAAGCTAGAAATTTAGTATTTGAACAGAATACTGTAGCTACTCGTAATCGTTTCTTAGCGACAGTAAATCCATACTTAGAGTCAGTAGTACAACGTAACGGACTATATGCTTATAGAGTAGTAATGGACGATACAAACAACACAGCGGATGTAGTTGATAGAAATCAATTAGTAGGTCAAGTATTTATTCAGCCAGCTAAAACAGCAGAATTCATAGTACTAGACTTTACAGTTGAGCCAACTGGAGCAACATTCGGAGCATAATTAAATTAACAGATATTTATAATAAAGTAATACAAACATGGCAGTATTAGATCCAAACGAAATAATGTTCAAGGCGTTCGAGCCAAAAGTACAGAACAGATTTGTTATGTATATGGACAACATTCCATCTTTCATGGTAAAGAACGTGAAAGCTCCTACCTTCAGTGATAACGTAGTAAAACTAGATCACATTAACTCTTATAGAAAGATCAGAGGTAAGAGAGAGTGGGAAGATATGACTATGACACTATATGATCCGATTACACCTTCAGGTGCACAAGCGGTAATGGAGTGGGCACGTCTATCTTACGAATCAGTAACAGGAAGAGCTGGTTATTCAGATTTCTACAAAAAAGATTTAACTCTTAACATTTTAGGTCCTGTAGGGGATATAGTTGGAGAGTGGATCATCAAAGGAGCATTCCTTACAAACGGTGATTTCGGTCAGTTTGACTGGACTTCTGATGAAGCAGTAGACGTATCAATAACAGTAGCCATGGATTATTGCGTACTTAATTACTAATACAATTACCTACATATATTTAAAGAACCCGGATTTTCCGGGTTTTTTGTTTGTATAATAATTTTTTTTTCTTATATTTATAAGAATAAAACCGGTTTTAAACAATAAAATTTATGGAATCTAAATTTAAACTACCTACCGAAACGGTAGATTTACCCTCAAAAGGGCTTTTATACCCTGAAAATTCTCCTTTATCTAGTGGTACTGTAGAAATGAAATATATGACTGCTAGGGAAGAAGATATTCTTACTAACCGTAATTATATTTCTAACGGTACTGTAATAGATAAATTATTAAAATCCTTAATAGTAACTAAAGATTTAAACTTTAACGATTTATTAGTAGGAGATAAAAATGCTATAATGGTAGCAGCAAGGATTTTATCTTACGGTAAAGACTATACTATAACTCTGAACGGTACTCAGCATACTATTGATTTATCTACTTTAGAGCATAAGGTATTAGATGAATCTTTATACAGAGATAAAAAAAATGAATTTGAATTTACTTTACCTCACACAGGTAATAAAATTACATACAAACTATTAACTCATAATGACGAAATAGTAATAGATAAAGAGATAGCAGGTTTAAAGAAAATAGACAAACAAGCTTCTCCTGAGGTAACCACTAGATTAAAAAGAATGATTACTTCAGTTAATGGTATGGTAGAACAGAAAGATATTAGAGATTTTGTCGATAATTACTTATTGGCTAAAGACGCTAGAGCATTTAGAGCAGAATATTCCAGAGTTCAGCCAGACATTAATTTAAAATTGTCTATTGAGGACGTTGAGGAGGACGTAGATTTGCCCATTGGGCTTAACTTTTTTTGGCCTGACGCCTGAGTATAGAACAAATATATTCTCTCAAATACATCAAATAGTTTTTCACGGTAACGGCGGTTACGATTGGCCTACGGTTTATAATATGCCTATTTGGTTAAGAAATTTTACTTTTCATAAAATAAAAGAATGGCACGAGAAACAAAATGAAGAACAAAGTAAAGCATCTAAACAGAATAGTAGTAATAAACCGCAAATAGCTAGACCTAATATTAAACCAAACTATACAACTAAGGCTTCTAAATAACAGAGGCCTTAACTATTTATACTATATAGTACATTTATGGCTAGAACAGAAAAAGAAATTAAAGAACTAAATTTAGCAGCACAGGAGTTTCTAACTACTGTTACCTCTTTGGCTGCTTCTTTAAAAGATAATGCTAAAGCTATAGCTTCTGAAAGCGGTGAAGCACAGCAAAAATCTATAATCAATACTTCTAAAGCTACAAAGTTAGCAGAAAAGCTTAAAACTTTTACAAAAGAACAACTAGCTGATAAAAAGACACTATCTCTATTTGAATCTCAAATAAACGATACTAAAAGTATACAAGCAGGTATTGAAGCAGAAATCTCAGAATTACTTAACAAACAAGTTTCTGGAGCTGAAGACCTAACTGAAGCCGAAAAAGCTAGATTAGAAACATTAATTAATTCTAGAGTAGAGTTTAAAGGTATAGTAGGTGAAGCAGAAAAATTAAAAGATACCTTAAACGAAATAGATGAAGAAGTAGGCTTTTTTGAATCTTTAGCAGGATTTGCTAGCGATTTACCTGGAGTAGGAAAACTCTTCGGTGAATTCGAAAGAGCAGCCCAAGCATCTAGAAAAGCAGCATCAGAAGGAGGAAACTCTTTTATAGCAGGAGCAGCACAATTTACTAGTGCAGCAGGTAAACTTGCTTCTACTTTTGCTTTAGCTAAATTTGTACAAGGTATTAATATAGGTTCTGAGCGTATAACTACATTTTCTAGACAATTAAATATGAGTAATGATGCCGCAAACGCATTAAATACTCGATTTGTTAGATTAGGAGCAACAGTAGCAGGTATTAGACCAAAAGAACTAGAAGAATCATTACTAAATATATCTGAATACTTAGGAATTACAGCAGATTTAACTAACGATACCGCTATTGCATTTGCAACTTTAACTGGTAAGTTAGGCTTATCTGCAGATCAAGCAGCTAATTTAACCACATTTACTTCTGCTACTGGTAAAACTTTAGGAGATTTTAATAGAGAATTAGTTGGAACAGTTTTACAGCAAAACTATGCTAATGATGCTGCTGTTAGATATCAAGACGTATTTAAAGATATCTCTCAAGCAGGAGCTGCTACACAGATGACTATTTCTAAGTTTCCTGGCGGGATACAAAAAGCAGCATATCAAGCAAGAAGATTAGGTTTATCTTTTTCTCAACTTGAGTCTTCTGCATCTGCATTGTTAAATTTTGAATCCTCTATTGAAGCAGAGTTAGAAGCTGAATTGCTTACAGGTAAAGAACTAAATCTAGAAAGAGCAAGGTTAGCTGCATTAACAGGTGATCAAGCAACATTAGCAGCTGAATTAGCTAAAAACTTTGGATCTGCTGCTGAATTCTCAGAACAAAATGTATTAGCACAGGAAGCTCAAGCAAAAGCAATGGGTATGACTCGTGAAGAATTAGGAGAAACGTTAATGCGACAAGAGGCAATGCGGAACCTAGGAGCTAGTACTACAAAAGAATTTGAAGCTAAACTAAAAGCAGAACAAGAAAATATCAAGGTATTAGAGAAAGCAGGAAAATTTGAAGAAGCTAGGTTAGCTAGACAAGAGCTTTTCAGTAAATTAGGTGATAGTGAACTTAAAAGGCAAATTGAAAATAGATCACTTGCAGAACGTCAAGCAGAAGCTATGGAGCAACTTGCAGAAGCTGCTTCTACTCTTGCAGCTCCATTTCAATTTATCGGTAAAATATTTGATAGTATAGGGACAACAGCAGGAGGAGTAATGGTCGGTATAGGTAAGATTAGTAGTAAGTTACTAGTAATGGGTAATTTTTTTAAAGCTAATTTATTAGAACCAATTGCTAAATCAACCAGTTTTTTAGGTAAACTTTTTAGTAAACTAGGAGGAGCCGGCTTAAAAGCTACAGGAAAAACTGCAGCTATGTCGTTATTAAAAAAAATACCTGTACTTGGACTTATAGTAGGAGCCTATGCAGGTTACAAAAGATATAAAGGAGGTGATACAATTGGAGCTATAATGGAAATGGGTTCCGGTATATTTTCATTATTCCCAGGTATTGGAACCGGTATTTCAGCGGGTATAGATGCAGCAATTTTAGGGAAAGATGTAGTAACTAGAAAACAAGGAGGAGCTACAGTTTCAGAAAATCCCTCTGATTCTATAAAAGTACAGGATTTTACTATTAAAACTCACCCTAAAGATTCTCTTGTTATGGCAGGAGGTACTAGATTAAATGCAGGAGCTGAAAAAACTAATCAACTTTTAGAAAAACTAATCACCGCAGTAGAAAAAGGCGGTCATGTTTATATGGACGGTAATAAAGTAGGACAATCATTAGTACTATCTTCTTACCAAAGCTCATAACACTAATATTTATAATAAAAACTAAAACTATGTCATTATTAACTAAACTTAAAGAATCTGAATTAGGTTTACAAGGTGTCACACCATTAACTAGAGATGGAGCAAAGAATACATCAACTTTGCATAATCTATCTTCTATCACTGATAGTCCTGATATCTTAAAACAACCCTCAGTATTAGATTTAGATGGAAAGACTCCTTCTAAATATATGGATAACCCACCTAAATAAACTTTATGAGTTTATTACGGCTAAAAAGTGACTTGAAATCCTTAAAGTATGGAGATTTCCAGACTAAGGACCCGTTGATTACTAAGGATATTAATAATCCTCCAAGTAATAACACTCTTTCTATGCAAGTTACTCGCCGGGTAGACGATACCATAAGGATTGTTAAATTACTTGCAACCAAGCCTGGAATTTCTTTTGTAGCTAAACAAGCTGCTCTAGAAATTGTAAAGCAGAATATGAATTCTGACGGAAAAGAGAAGATTTTAAAATCTCTTGCTAAGGCTGGTTTGAATACAGCTAAAATATTAGCTAGCACTATAGCTCAGATACCTGTCAACGGAACAGGTACTCATTTTGTTAGAGGATTCGCCGAAAAAGAAGGGTACTTAGGGGTTTCTGGTGTAGAATTTTTTGGAGGTAGTAAAAAAGATTTACCCTCCGATCCCTACAAAGGAGTTATCTCTGAATTAGGTAATAGAAATAGTATTTACTCTCCTTGGAATAATCAAGGAAGTGATTTTGATCCGTCGTTCGAACCTCACCCTTTATCTGAAGATGGACTACTAAAATTAGATGCTGAGACCGGAGATAATTTTGAATTACAAAATTTAATTCGTGCTGATGAAATTAAAAAAGAAGTTAGAATTAATTTAGGGGATCAAGGTAAACGGATCAATAGACTAAGCTATACAGATACATCAGAAGATCTCTCAGATGGAATTAATAAATTAAATCCTACAAAAGATAATATTGAGGGGACTGAAGAAGGTAGAGATTTAATAAAATTTAGATTTCATGTACTAGATTCAGAGAACGATGAGGAAACTAACATTTTCTTTAGAGCTTTTTTAGATTCCTTTGATGATTCATATACAGGCAATTGGAATACTCATAACTATATAGGTAGAGGTGAAAATTTCTATACTTACGGTGGCTTTGATAGAGAAATTTCACTATCTTTTAAGATAGCAGCAGCAACTAGACAGGAAATGTTTCCTTTATATAGAAAAATGGTAATGCTAGCTTCTACGACAGCACCAACTTATGGTGACGGTAATTTTATGAAAGGTACTATAGTTGGATTAACAGTAGGAGATTATATTTATAGAACTTACGGTATTATAAAAACAGTAAATTATAGTTGGCAAACAGAGTATCCATGGGAAATAGCTATGAACAATCCTGAAAGTATTATTGACGATGATCAGCAAGAACTACCAATGATTATGGATTGCAGTGTAAACTTTACCCCTATTCATAACTTTGTACCTCAAACAGGAATGTACCACTATATTACAAACGATAGATTATTGAATACCGGTAAGAAAAAAGTTTTTAATGAAAATGACAAGTTTAGTAAATTTGACTAATGAATAGATACGAAAATATAGCGACTAGCAAAACTGAAGAAGGTAGAGACTATACTGTAAATGCTATATATCCTGAAATTGCTATTTCAGAAGAAGACACATATATTACTACTACTGCTGGAGATCGTTATGATACTTTAGCATTTCAGTTCTACGGAGACCCAAAGCTTTGGTGGATAATAGCTTCAGTAAATACTTCTGTAAGATCTTCTTTAACAGTTCAACCTGGTGTACAGCTTAGAATTCCGGCTAATAAAGAAAGAATATTACAACTATATACGGATTTAAATAAAAATAGGTAGTTATGGCAAAGGGGTACAACGAATCTTCAATTATAGGAGGTCCACTAGATTTGACCGTAACAGATCAATTACTTGCTAGAGAAAATATTCTAAATAAGAAGACTAATAGAACTACAAAAGAACTTTCGTTCTTAAATTCAAAAATAGGCTGGGTTAAACTTTCTTCTTCTGTAAATATAAAAGATCAGTTAGGATTTGGCTCTTCATCAGATTTAGCTAAACAAAATATACTTTTAGGAGGTGTGATAGCCGAAGGTGGTACAAAAAAAACAGGAGTTTATAAATCTTCTACTAACCCTGCATACGAAAAGTATAGCACTATGGGTATTAGGCCTATGCCTGGGATTACAGCATTTACTGTAAATTCTAAAAATCAATTTGGTACTTTAAGACAAGCTACAGTAGAATTTTCTTGCTGGTCTGTTGAACAGCTTACTGATTTAGAAAAGTTATTTATGAGACCTGGTTTTAGTATTCTTGTAGAATGGGGGAATACTATGTATGTAAACAATAAAGGAGAAATAGTTTCTAATATTGATACAATATCAAAGTATTTTGACGGACCTATACAAAAAGAAAAAGTAGTAGCAAAAATTAAAGATAAAAAAGAAAGTAGTGGTAATAATTACGATGCTTTAATAGGATTAATTAAAAATTTTCAATGGTCTTATAACGACCAAGGAGGTTATGACTGTAGATGTGATATTATTTCTTTTGGTGAAATAATTGAATCTATAAGATTAATAGTTACACCTTCTATTCCTACAGATTTAGATGATTCCTTTATAGGACCTGTAACCGAAGAACAAGCTATAATAAATTACGGATATAAACCTGATAAATTTTTAACAAGCCTGCACCGTTTTCTATACGGTATTTTAGAGCCTGACTTTATTCAAACCTCTTCTATATTTTCAGATACAACTCAACTTAGTATGATAGTAAGTGAAGAATTAAAAAAAGTTGTACCGGTACTTTTTAAAGATGTATTAGAAGATCTTAAAAAACAAGACGAATCTACATTTTCTGTAATACAGTCTACAGTAAATCAAAGTACAGTAGAAAATAAATGGGAAAAACGTGATTTTAGGTATATAAAATTAAGAGACTTTTTAGCCGTATTAAATAATAGTTTTATGATTAGTGATTCTAAAAAAACTAAACTAATTAAATTCAATACGGAAGAAATAAAATCTTTATTTTTTACTTTTAATAACCATCAACCTTTAGACCCTTCAATATGTATGGTGCCTAACTTAGGAGGTCAAATAGTTTATAGTGATAATGTAAAAATTAAAGAAGCATGTGATGTTAAGCTTAGAAATTCTATACTCAATATTAATTTAGAAGTAGATTACCTTATAAATAAAGTAAACAGTATATTAAACTCTTACAGTATTGAAGGCCAGGTACTTATTACATTAGTTAAAAGTATTCTTTCTGATATGCAAATTAATTTAGGAAATATAAATGATTTTGATTTACATTATGAAGAAGATCTATTTGAATACTTTGTAGTCGATAGAAAATTAACACCAAATAAAAATAATCTTAAACCTATAAATTTAACAGGTTTAAAATCTACAGTTACTAACTTATCTTTTACCAGTAAAATTACCCCTAATCTTGCCACAATGATAGCTATATCTGCACAGGCAGGTGGAGGAGAAGATGTTGGTATAGAAGCAGAAAATATGTTTAGATGGAATGAAGGCTTACAAGATAGGGTAGTGACTAAAAAACAAATAGGAAAATTCGATGATAGAGACCGTGAAATTATAAAAGAAACCAGAGAAGATAAATTTCAAAGGATGTTTAACGATCTTTATGCGTTGATTAATGGTACCTGGAACGGTAGAAAAGTAGTAAAAGAAAAGAATAGTTATATTACACAAGAAAGTATAGAAAGAGTTTACGATAAAAAATTAATACAGGGTAACAAATCTTCATATGATAGCGTTATGCGTACCTTAGCTGCTCAATTTAATGATAGTAAAGCAGGTCCTGCTGGGTTGATCCCGTTTGAACTTAGTTTTACCATGGATGGATTAGGAGGATTAAAAATTGGACAAGCATTCGTAGTAAATAAAGGAATATTACCGAAAACATACGATGATAATATAGGGTTTATTGTAACAGGTATAGATCATAAGGTAGAAAATAATAGATGGACAACAGATATTAAAGCTCAAACTATAGGACTTAAATCCTCAGATATAAAAACAAAACCTATATTAGATGTAGCTAAACCTGATGAACAATTACCATATGATCCAAATGCAGTTCTACCAGGTCCTTTGAGAGATTTTGTAATACAGGATTTAGAACTAGGTAGTGGAGAAGAAATAACTATAGATCAACTTCTTACTCGTTTAAATAATGATCCTAAAATACAAAAAGCATTTAGAGACTTTTTTGAAGAAATTAAAGGTAACTCTAGTTTTAAAGGATATAGACTACTTTTAAACGGTACCTACAGAAGTATTAAAAGATCAGAGGAACTAAAGAAAGAAAATCCTAAAAATGCTACACCTGGTATGTCAGCACATAATTATGGAGCAGGAGTAGATTTTAATATAGTACTACCTGATAATAGTGTCTTACCTAAAAAGGCTAAAAGAGGCAATTGGATTCTTACAGGAATACCTAAAATAGCTAATAAACACGGTATAGGATGGGGAGGAGACTTTGCAACATATAGAGATAATGTACATTTCTACTATAAGAACTATAATTATAAGGCATTAGGTACAGTTTTATCTGATAAGTTAGCTAATTTAGATACAAAATCTAGTAAAATATTTGACAATATAACATAATATGTATTTACCTAAAATAAAAATATCATTACCTAAATTTACATTAGGAGATTTATTTAATTTACCCAACGGTGAAGATTACTCTGGATATTATTTTGAAGACTATAAGGGGAATGCATATACCGGAAAAGAACCTTCAGCTACTTCTATTCTGCTTACACCGGTAGATGACACGGAAGCTCTGTTAGAAGAAGAGTATAATATCGTTACTCAATCTATTAAACCTAAACCTGTAGATTATGAAAAAGGATTTATTACTAGATATTTTTTAAAGGATAACAGAAATGGGAAAATAGCCGAAGTTAAAAAAAATACTTTCACAGAAGAAGTAAAAAAATTATTTATCAAAGGAGTAACTATAGACTGGATTATTGAAAAACCTGCTAAGGATATACTAATTGAAGGAAATCTTTTTCAAGGAGCTATAACTAGAAATAAGCTTAAGGTTCAACAAGCAGAACAACAGTTAAGAGGTATTTCACAGTATATTACTAAATATGATGAATTTGTTGAAGTAGAATCCTACAAGGAAGGGTATTCATTCGAGGAATTGCCTTACAAACAAAAAGTAGAGGCTATAGATTTACTACCTTCTAATATACAGAAACCAGTTAGTAGTTCAATCGAACAACCTAAAAAAGTAATAAAACCAAGTGTTAATACACTCCCAAAACCTGATACAGAGTTTATTAGAAAAAAACCAAAACCATTAAATACTAGAACTAAATTACGTGGAGGCGGCAGCGGAGAAGAAAGAATACTAGGGTTTGATGAAAACACTTTTAACAGTAATCAAGAAGAACAGTTGCTATAACCAATATATTATCTTATCTTATATAGAAAGGTTATATAAATGTTTTATATTGTAGAGGAAGAACATAAGTTAGAAAGGTTACAATCATTAGCTAAATTAGGGTTATATATAGATATTATATCCTCTAATGATTATTACCACCCTAAATTAACTTCAACCGTTGCAATTTACATTAGACCTTTAAAATCTAAACACGGTTTTATAATACCAATAAATCATGACGAAGGATTAAATGTAGATAAAGAACGTGTCTATACACTCCTAAACTCAGCTTCAAAGCTTTATACTTTAAATAAGAAAACTCTCCTCTATCACTTTAATCTCCAGCAAGCTATAGATATATCTTTAGTTTTCTCTATGGTAAAGTTTGATAGATTAGAATATTCTAGAGATAATAACTGTCTAAACTACTTTTATAATAAGTTTAATGAATTTACAAATATTAATCAGTTAATTCCTATCTGTAAATTATATGAATCTTGTGAAAAAGTATATAGTACAGTTCAACACGTATTGGATTTTACTATTCCTAAAGGTTTTGACTTTTATAATAACATAGGTACTAACGTATTCTTTTTATTAGAACAGAGTGGTATAGGTATATTTTATGAACCGTTCGTAGAAAGGTTTAAACCACGTAATACACGTTATAATATAATAGATAATAAAGTACTAACATCATATAACCTGTATAATGTTACTTCTAGACCCACTAATTCTTTCAATTCAGTTAATTTTGCTGCAATTCCTAAGACTGAAGAACATAGAAAATGCTTTAAACCTCAAAACGATTTTTTTGTTGAATTTGATTTTGACGGCTACCACCTAAGGTTGTTAGCTGAAGAAATAGGTTACGAACTAACCTCAGAATCTGCTCATAAACAGTTAGCCAAGTATTATTTTGGAACTGAAGACATATCTGAAGAGCAGTACTTAAAAGCTAAACAAATTAATTTTCATGCTATATACGGTAAAATACCAGATGAGCATAAAGATTTAGAAATATTTAAATTAATAAAAAGTTATATAAATTCATTATGGATTAAGTACGAGGGATTAGGAGAAGTACATAATCCTACCTCGGATAAACCATTTACAGAAGAGCTGAAAGACATGAATCCACAGAAATTAATGAATTATATGATGCAAAGCCTGGAGACTTCAAGAAATATTCTTATATTAAAAGAAGTACTAAGGTATTTAAAAGATAAAAAAACAAAAGTAGTTTTATATACCTATGATTCTTTACTTTTCGACTTTGATAAAGAAGACGGTAAAAAAACATTAGAAGAACTAAAAACAGTACTTGAAACAGGGGGGAAATACCCTGTAAAGTTCAAATATTCTAATAATCTGGTTTTATGAGACGAATTAATATTTATAAGAAATGGTAAATGTTGTGGCCCCTAGGTTTGATTATGATATCGATCCTATATATTTAAATGATGATATGAGTAATAAACTGTTCTGTACTTTCGCTACAGAGGACACTTTAGAAGGTGTACTAGCGACAATCCAAGAGCGTTACCGTATAATTTACAATAAGATATTTGTCTTATATTCAAAAAGTCAAGACGAGTATATCTGTACTTACAACGTTGACTTTGGTAATGTCGGTAACTTCATAGATAACACTATATTAGTACACCGTAAAAAAGAATCTAATACCCTATACACTATTAATGCCTTAAATACGTTAATTAAAGAACTTAACGAAGGTGTTTTAGATACTTCTTATAGAATAAATTGGTCAGATTACAGAAACTGTATTCTTCTTACTAAAGGACCAGAATTAAAAAGGGTAAATACAAAATTATTTAGAATAATAGAGTTGGAAAACTAAAATATTATTCTTATATTAGTTTAATAAGTTATAAATAAAAATTAGTTATATGGATTTAAATGCTATACGCGCAAAGCTTGACTCGTTAAATAATAGCGGTCAGCAAAGAGAAAAAACAGATTATTCAAAGATTTTTTGGAAACCAGAATTAGGAAAACAGACAGTACGTATTGTACCTTCTGCTTATGATCCTGCATTCCCTTTCAAAGAACTAAAGTTCCACTACGGTATCGGAAAATACCCAATGGTAGCTTTATCAAACTTCGGTAAGCAAGACCCTATCGAAGAGTTCGTAAAAGAACTAAGAAAAACTAACGATAAAGATAATTGGTCATTATCAGGGAAGCTTAACCCTAAAACTAGAATCTTTGCTCCTGTAGTAGTTAGAGGAGAAGAAGATAAAGGAGTTAGGTTATGGGGATTCGGTATTACTATCTACAAAGCTTTATTGGCTTTAGCAGAAGATGAAGACGTAGGAGACTTTACAGACGTCATCAACGGATGGGATTTAGTAGTAGAACAACAACAAGGTAATCCTTACCCACAGACATCGGTTAGAATTAAACCAAAACAAACTCCTTTATCAGATAATAATGATTTAGTTGATTCTTGGTTAAAAACTCAACCTAATCCTACTGAAGTACATACTCAATATGATTATGAGTTTATTAAAAAACAACTACAAAACTACTTAAACCCAGGTTCAGCTGAAGAAGAAACTCCAGTAGCAGGATCTGAAACAACGCCAGAAAGCTCTAGTCCTCAAAAGACTGACTTTACATTGGAAACAGCTACTGCTGGCAACCAAGATACAGTTAGTAAATTTGATGACCTATTTAACGAGTAATAATGGCAAAGAAAAAAGAAGAATTAAAAGCAAGAGCGACTGCGGCTGTCCGTAAGTCGTTTAATTTAAGTAATTTTAAGAAAAAGAAGGGTTATTCTAATGCTTCTGTAAAATTTAAAGAACAAGGTTGGATACCACTTTCTAAAGCATTCCAAGATATAACATCACTTCCTGGAATACCTACAGGACACATTACTCTACTTAGAGGACATAGTGATACTGGTAAAACTACTGCATTATTAGAAGCAGCAGTTAATGCTCAAAAATTAGGAATACTTCCAGTATTCATTATTACTGAGATGAAGTGGTCTTGGGAGCATGCAAGAGAAATGGGACTTAAATTTGATGAAGTAAAAGATGACGACGGTAATGTACTAGATTATGAGGGTCATTTCCTATATGCAGATAGAGGCACTTTAAATACTATAGAGGAAGTAGCAGTTTATATGGCTGATCTTCTTGATGAACAAGCAAAAGGAAACCTACCTTATGATATGTGTTTCTTCTGGGATAGTATAGGCTCAGTTCCATGTGATCTTTCAGTAAGATCTAATAAAAATAATAATGAATGGAATGCTGGAGCTATGTCTACTCAATTTGGTAATAATCTTAATCAAAAGGTACTTTTATCTAGAAAAGAAAACTCACCTTATACAAATACGTTAGTTGCTATTAATAAGGTATGGACTATGAAACCTGAATCACCAATGGGAATGCCTAAATTGCAAAATAAAGGAGGTATGTCTATGTGGTATGATTCTACTCTAGTTGTTACTTTTGGTAATATTACTAACCCCGGTACATCTAAAATTAAAGCTATAAAAGACGGATTACAAGTAGAATTTGCTAAACGAACTAATATTCAGATAGAAAAAAACCATATCGGAGGAGTTCAGTCTAGAGGCAGAGTAGTAATGACATCACACGGTTTTATACCGGATGATAAAAGAGCAATAGATAAATATAAAGATGCTCATAAAGAACATTGGTTAAAACTAGTCGGTAGTTTAGATTTCGATTTAATCGAAGAAGGAGATTTAGAAGAAACACCTATAGCTCCTAATCTACTAGACTAATGGGTTACGAGAATATTTTAAAGAATTTAAAGGAGACCCCACCCCGAGCTCTCAATGATCATATCCTGATTATTGATGCGATGAATACCCTTATCAGGTCATTCTCTCTGCTCAAAGCGATGAACCCATCAGGCACCCATGTAGGAGGCTTGGTGGGATTCCTTCGCTCATTAGGTTATGTAACTCGTATCTTTGATCCTACTAGAGTAATAGTGGTATGGGACGGAAAAGGTGGTTCCGGAAACAGAAAAAATATTGATCCAAATTATAAAGCTCAAAGAGCTACTTCTAGGATAACTCATTGGGGGTTATATGATACTAGAGAACAAGAGCAGGAAGCCTTAATAGGACAGTTATATAGAACCCAAGATTATCTGGACTGTTTACCTATGCAACAAATGGTAGTAGAGAAACTAGAAGCAGATGATATAATGGCTTATCTTGCAAAAAGAGCATCTGATGCTGGTAAAAAAGTTACTATAGTATCATCAGATAAAGATTTTTTACAATTAGTAAATAGTAATATAGAGGTTTATGCACCAGTTAAAAAGAAAACTTTTAATAAGGATAATATTTTCGAGGAATTAAAAGTACTTCCTACTAACTATAACGTAGTAAAAGCATTATTGGGAGACAACTCAGACAATTTACAGGGTGTTAAAGGTTTAGGTATTAAGACTATAGTATCTGAATTTCCTAAACTACTAACTGAAAAAACAGATTTAAACTATATATTCAAAGTAGCAGAAGAGAAGCTTGAAGGTAAAAAAATATTTGCTAAAATTATTCATAGCTGGGATAGAGTAGAAACAAATTTTGAATTAATGGACCTACATGAAACTAGTTTAGATCAAAAAGAAGTGGAGTATGTAGAGAACGTATTTAAGGCTCCAATACCTGATTTGCAGACAGGAGCTTTTCTACATTTAATGGATCAAGATAAGATAGAAGGAATAACAAAAAATACTGAAGGTTGGTTGGAGAATTTTAGAGGGTTAACAACGGTTTTATAAAAATAATTTAAGTTCTTCTTGTCTCTTCGATTCAGAATAACTATATTAAAAGAAAGGTTATAATAAATGACATTAAAAAGTTTACAGCAGTACGGGAAAGGGTTTCAATTAAAAGTATTAGGGTCTTTACTAACCGATAAAACATTTCTTCTTAACGTTAGAGATGTATTACATGATCACTACTTTGATGCGGATTCTCATAAATGGATTATTAATCAAATTATCAGCTATTTTGATAAGTACCATACAAATATTACAATGGATGTTCTTAAAGTTGAACTTCAAAAGTTAGAAAATGAAGTACTTCAAGTAGCATTAAAAGAGGAGTTAAGAAACTCTTATCAAGCTTCACAAGATGATCTAGATTACGTTCAGGAAGAGTTTACTACTTTCTGTAAGAATCAAGAAATGAAAAATGCTATTATTAATTCAGCAGATTTATTGAAAGAAGGCAATTTCGATGGGATTAGAAATTTAGTCGAAAAAGCAATGAAAGCCGGTATGGATAAAAATATTGGACATGAATATAATAAAGATGTTGAAACTAGGTACAGAACTAATTATAGACCTACAATACCTAGCCCTTGGGATATCTTAAACGATGGTATTCAAGGAGGGTTCGGACCAGGTGATTTAGCAATAGTTTTCGGAAATCCCGGTGGAGGTAAATCATGGACTATGGTGGCAATAGCAGCACATGCTGTATCACTAGGTTATAAAGTTAACTACTATACTTTAGAATTAGGAGAAGATTATGTAGGTAAACGTTTTGACTGTTACTTTACAGGTTACTCTATAGATGAAGTAAACGAACATAGGAAAGAAGTACAGACATACGTAGATAATCTTAAAGGTAAACTTATAGTAAAAGAATATGCACCAAAAAATGCTACTGTAAATACAATTAAATCTCATATTCAAAAATGTATTGATATGGATCATAAACCGGATTTAGTTGTTATTGATTACGTTGATTATCTTAAAGCTCCTTCTAAAGGAAGATTTAGCGAGAGAAAAGATGAGATAGATGATGTATTTATAGCTACTAAAGGGTTAGCAAAAGAAATGAAAATCCCTATTCTAACACCTTCTCAGGTTAATAGGATGGGAGCAAAAGATTCTGTTATTGAAGGAGATAAAGCAGCCGGGAGTTACGATAAAATGATGGTAGCCGATATTTGTTTATCTCTATCTAGACAGAAAGAAGATAAAGTACTAGGTACTGGTCGAATCCATGTTATGAAAAATAGGTATGGACAAGACGGAATGACTTATAACATTAATATGGACACTAATAACGGTAGAATAGAGTTCTTAGAAAAAGCAGTAATAGATACCTCAGAAGGAAAAACTGCAGATGCTAAATTTACATTCTCAAGAGCTACAGTTACTGAAGCATTTAAAAATATTTAATGAAAAAGTTTGCAGAAATTAAAATATATAATCTATTTATAAAAGCGTCCTCGGTACACTTATACCTGAGGATGTTTTTGTCTTATTCACCTTCAAATATATAAAGATATATGAGTTTACTAGAAGAAAGAGTCGTGTACAAGCCTTTTGAATATCCAAAAGCATATGATTACTGGTTAAAACAGCAACAAGCACATTGGTTACATACAGAAGTTCCTATGGCACAAGATGTAAGTGATTGGAAATCTAATATGAAACCCCATGAAAAAAATGTAGTAGGTCAGATTCTAAAAGGATTTGCTCAAACTGAAACTGTAGTAAACGATTATTGGTCTACTCTAGTTACTAAATGGTTTAGAAAACCAGAAGTAATTATGATGGGTACGACTTTAGGTTCTTCAGAAACTATTCATGCTGAGGCATATTCTTTATTAAACGAACAATTAGGTTTAGATAACTTTGCTGAATTTATGGAAGATGAAGCTACAATGGCAAAGATAGAATCACTAATGAACGTAAGAGATAATCATGATGGAACACCAAATTGGCACGAAAGAGCTAAGTCTCTTGCAATTTTTTCCGCGTTTACGGAGGGTGTGAATCTATTTTCTTCTTTTGCAGTTTTACTATCTTTTAAAATGAGAAATAAACTTAAAGGTGTAGGTCAAATAGTAGAATGGTCTGTAAGAGATGAATCTCTACATTCAGAAGCAGGTTGTTGGTTATTTAGAACTCTAATGAAAGAACATCCTAAATTTAAAACTAAAAAATTAGTTAATGAAATTGAAGAAGCTGCACAATTAGCTATGAAACTTGAATTTGATTTTATTGATAAAGTTTTTGAATTAGGAGATTTAGAAAATCTTACTAAAGATGAACTTAAAAACTTTATTAAACATAGAATAAATACAAAAATGAGTGATTTAGGATTAGATCCTATAATACCGTCCTCAGATATTGATAAAGGTGCATTAAAGACTATGAAATGGTTTGATGCAGTAATAGCTGGGAAACAGCATACTGATTTTTTTGCTAGTAGAGTTACAAATTATAGTAAAGGACATTTAGATTGGTCTAACGCATTTTAATTTTTTTTTATGAGTATTATAGTAGATTATTCCCAATGGGAGAAAGGGAAGGATTACCCTGATTGGATGACAGAAGTTTCATTAGCTACGATATCAAAAGGATATTTACTTCCAAATGAAACACCAAGAAAAGCATATAAAAGAGTAGCCGATAGAGTTGCTTTAAGGTTAGATAGACCGGATTTAGCTAATAAATTTTTTAGATATATATGGAAAGGATGGTTAAACCTAGCTTCTCCAGTACTGTCTAATACAGGTACTGATAAAGGTTTACCTATTTCTTGTTTTGGTATTGATACTCCAGATTCTATTAGAGGAATAGGACTTACTAATGCTGAATTAATGAGGTTAACTTCCTTAGGAGGAGGAGTTGGTATAGGTTTATCAAAAGTTAGAGGAAGAGGAGAAAAAATTGGAATGGGAATAGGTCAATCTGAAGGAGTTGTACCTTGGGCAAAGATATACGATTCTACTATCATAGCTACTAATCAAGGAGCAGTAAGAAGAGGAGCAGCTTCTGTTAATTTAGATATAAACCACCCAGATATACATGAATATCTAGAAATTAGAAGACCTAAAGGAGATCCTAATAGACAGTGTCTAAACCTTCATCAATGCGTTGTAGTGGATGATAACTTTATGCAAAAATTAGAGCATAGAGACGCTGAGGCTATGGAATTATGGGTTAAAATACTAAAATCTAGAGTTGAAACTGGTGAACCTTATATTATGTATAAGGATAATGTAAATAATGCTAACCCACCTGCTTATAAAAAGAATAATTTAGAGGTTACAATGACAAATATATGTTCTGAAATAACGCTTTTCACTGACGAAGAGCATAGTTTTATTTGTTGTTTATCATCAGTTAATCTTACAAAATGGCACGAGTGGAAAAATACAGACCTTATAGAAACCGCAATTTACTTTTTAGACGGTGTTTTAGAAGAATTTTTAGCAAAAACTTCTGGAAGGGAGTCACTAGTAAGACCACATCGTTCAGCAAAAAAAGGTAGAGCAGTAGGTTTAGGTGTTTTAGGATGGCATACTTTACTTCAAAACGAAAGAATACCGTTTGCTTCTGTTGCTGCTACGTCATTAACTCATCAAATATTTTCTAAAATTAAAACTGAAGCTGAATCAGCATCACGTAAGCTTGCTGACGAATATGGTGAGCCTATCTGGTGTAGAGGAACAGGAATGAGAAATAGTCATTTATTAGCAATTGCTCCTACTGTTTCAAACTCTACTTTAACCGGAGGAGTTTCGGCCGGTATAGAACCCGTACCTGCTAACGTTTACACTTTTAATTCGGCTAAAGGGACCTTTATTAGAAAAAACCCTGCTTTAGAAAAATATTTAGAAGAGAAAGGACATAATACAGAAGAGGTATGGGATCAGATTATGAAAGATAGAGGTAGTATTGCTAATTTACCAGAGGAGATAATGCCAGCTGAAGATAAGCCGATATTTTTAACATTTGCAGAAATAAATCAGTTGCAGTTAGTAGAACAAGCTGCAGCAAGACAAAAGTATATAGACCAGACACAATCATTAAATTTAGCGTTTGATCCAACAGATTCACCAAAGTTTATTAATGAAGTACATCAGACTGCTTGGAGATTAGGTATTAAAACCTTATATTATCTAAGAACTGACTCAGTAATAAACGGAGACATCGGTTCTAGAACGTCAGTAGATTGTTTGTCTTGTGACGGATAGTTACTTTAAATAGCTGTTACCTTACAAGGTTATACTCCGCAATAATTTAATAATAATTAAAATGGAGCAAAAATCAACTAAGATACCAGAATTAAAGGTATTAAAAGAAGTGCTAAAAGAAGAAAAGAACATACTTTGGTATAGCAGGCAACCATCATTTGAGGGACCTGAAGATAGTATTAAATACCTAAAAGAAAAAATAAAAGATTTTAAGTTAAAATACCGTAAATAAGTTTGCTTTTAATTAGAATTTTCGTATATTATATTAATATAAAATAAAAGTTATGTCAAAAAATTCATTAAGATCAAATTTACAATCCGTCATGGGATGGATGGAATCAAAAAAAATTATTAAAAGAAATTCGAAAGGACGTTTAGAAAATCCTAAACTAGTATCGAGATTCAATAGAAGTAGAAAAAAATGAAAAAAGTAATTAAATTTTATGCTGATTGGTGTGGTCCATGTAAGACATACGCCGATATATTTGATAAAGTTTCAGAAACACATAATAGTAAAGCTGAATTTATCAATGTGAATGTAGATAAGGATACAGAAGGTCTAGCAGCAGAACATAAGGTTAGAAGTATTCCTCATACTACAGTAATTAAGGAAAACGGTACTTCAGTTAGTAAAGTAGGTCTCCTTTCTGAATCTCAATTAGAGGAATTAATATTATCTTAAAAACTATATAAATGTTACGTAGACCAGACTCAATCCCTTCAGGGGATACCATTATTAAAGACCCAGTATTAGAACCGTTTTTCATAGCTAAATCTCAATCAGGAGGTTATACTGTTTATGAAAGAGTAATAAAAGGCGAAAATAATACTGAATATATTAAAACTATTTGTTATCCTGGAAATTTTAATTATGCGTTAAAGACTGTAGCTAATGAAAAACTCAATAGCGGAGAAAACAACGTATATAGTATTAAAGAATATGTTACCCGATGGGAAAGTATTCAAAAAGAAATGCTATCACTTACAACTATTGATAGCTAGGATTAGCCTATATCCTTATAATACCTGGCAAATTTAATTTTTATTTACAATGGCAAAAAATGTCGTAGTGTCCTTATCAGGAGGGATGGACTCCTCAACTTTATTACTTAGATGTTTATCTGAGTATGACAATGTAACAGCTTTATCATTTGATTACGGTCAAAAGCATAGAGTGGAACTTGAAAGAGCTCAATCATTAGTAGACTATATTAATGAAAATTGTACTGACGAAAATTGTTTTGGTGGGTGTAGAGTTAACTATCAAGTTATTAAACTTGATGGACTAGTTAACTTACTTAACTCTAACCTTGTAGAAGGTGGGGATGATGTACCGGAAGGTCATTACGAAGAAGATAACATGAAAGCAACAGTAGTACCTAACAGAAATAAAATATTTGCTTCTTTAGTTCAAGCAGTAGCTTTATCAGCTGCTAATGCTAATGGAAACGATACTGATATTGCATTAGGTATTCATGCTGGTGATCATGCTATCTACCCTGACTGTAGACAAGAGTTTAGAGATGCTGATGATGCAGCATTTAGAATAGGTAACTGGGAATCTGATAAAGTAGGTTACTTTACACCTTATTTAGAAACTGATAAGTATGGAATTTTACAAGATGGTCAAAAGCTTTGTGGAGAACTTGGCATTGATTTTAACAGCGTTTATAGTAGGACTAACACTTCTTATAAGCCTTACCCTAGCGGCAATAGTGATTATAAGTCCGCTTCATCTGTTGAGCGAATCGAAGCGTTCATTAAATTGGGCGTGGATGATCCTGTGCAATATGAAGATGAAACTGGACCGGTTGATTACGGAGTTGCGAGAGATCATGTTGAAAAGCTTTTAGCTGAGTACGCATAAGAAGGTAGGGGAATTAGCTCAGCTGGCTAGAGCACTTGATTTGCATTCAAGAGGTCATCGGTTCGACTCCGATATTCTCCACTAATTTTAAATCACAATGTGGAAATAGAAAAAATTAAAAAAGAATTATTAGAACTAAAAACAAAAAAGATAATCTCAGTAGACGAGAAATATAGAATACAAAAATTACAGCAACAATTATGAATATAGTTTTTTGTCTACCGGGAAGGTCCTTCTCAAATGAGTTTTTAAAGAGCTGGAGCAAATTACTTCAGTACCTTCCTCAATACGGAATCAATCCAATCCTATCTAGTCACTACAATTCAGTAGTTTACTATGTAAGAAATCAATGTTTAGGAGGAAATGTACTAAGAGGTAAAAACCAATTACCTTTTGACGGTAAAGTAGATTATGACTATATTATGTGGATAGATTCTGATATAGTTTTCGAAGTTGATGATTTTATTAAACTTCTTAATATGAATAAAAATATTGCTTCCGGAATTTATAAAACTTCTGATAATATACATTTTGCCACTGTTGAAAAATGGGATAAAGAGAACTATATTAAGAATGGTAGTTTTAAGTTTTTAACAGAAGATGATATAAAGACTAAAATACAACCTTTCTCAGTAGACTATACCGGGTTTGGATGGACGTTAATTAAAAAAGGAGTTTTTGAAAGTATGAAATACCCTTGGTTTAGACCTATATGGGAAGACTTTGGTTCCGATATAACAGAATTTTCATCGGAAGATGTAGGTTTTTGTAAAACTGCTAAAGATTTAGGTTATAATATTTACGTTAACCCAGATATTATAGTAGGACATGAAAAAATGAAAATTTTAAGATAAAAGTTGCATATAAGATATTTAATTCTTATATTTATTAATATAGACAATAGTGTCGTAGCACCACTTTAAAAACACACAATGGTTAATTCAACTACAGAAAAAGAACTTTACAATGACCTTTACGATGTAGAAGGTCGCAGATCTAGAAATAAAGACTATCTTCTAGATGATTTATCTAAAACATCAAAATCTGATTCAATTACTACTTACCCTGATGCTAAAATGCATCAGATAGTTTCTTTTACAAAATCAGCAATTAGAATAATAGGCTACTGTTTTATACCGTTTAATTTGGAAGTCTCAGCTATTCTTCTTATATTATCAGAAATAGTAGGTATAATAGAAGAATTAGTTTAGTTATGGGAAAATTTCAATCAACAAAAGTATTTGACGGTTTCTCTACTGTATTTCGTCAATGGAAAGCAACAACTACTCATTGCCAATATTTACATGGTTATGGAGTATCTTTTAAACTTTGGTTTGAAGGAGAATTAGATGAAAGAAATTGGGTATGGGATTTTGGAGGAATGAAAAGAGCTGTTGGTACTATAGATGGAAAGACTCCTAAGGAATGGATGGATTATATGTTTGACCATACTTTTATAGTAGCAGAAGATGACCCTTACCTTCAATCATTTCTTAAAATGGATGGAGTAGTAGCTCAATTAAGAATTATACCCGCCACAGGAGCAGAACAGTTTGCTAAATACATTTATGATAAAGTAAATCCTTTTATACTTAAGGAAACTGATAACAGAGTAAAAATAGCAAAAGTAGAATTTAGTGAACACGGTAAAAACTCAGCAATTTATGTCCCTTAAAAGAATAGAAGATTATAATAAAAACTTACCGGTATTAGAATTATATACCGCAGTACAGTCAGAAGGTAGTAGACAAGGTTATCCTACTATTGTAGTTAGAACAACAGGATGCACCCATAGATGTTATTTTGGAGAAGGAGGATGGTGTGATTCATGGTATACAAGTATTCATCCAGAAAAAGGAACATACTGTTTTAAAGATATTATAGATATGTACAAAGAACATCCTCATATTAAAGAGATGATGTTAACAGGAGGTTCTCCTACTATGCATCCTGCATTAGTAAATGAACTTACTCATTTTGCTCATAAAAATGATATTTTTATAACGATAGAAACAGAAGGTAGTCATTTCCTTGAAACTGATTACCCTATAAATTTACTTTCAATATCTCCTAAGTTTTCCAACTCAGTTCCTAAATTAGGAGTACTAACTCCACAAGGTAGAGAGACTAATCAGAGAATGATAGATAAACATAATAGCCTTAGGTTAAATAAAGAAGCTATTAAGAAATCAATAAATTATCATGATGATTATCATATTAAACCTGTATTAGATAAAGATTTATCAATGGTAGGAGAAGTAGAAGAGTTTTTAAAAGATTTAGAAATACCAGATAACAAAGTATGGGCAATGCCTGCAGGAGATGATAGAGATGCTTTATTTGAAAGTTATGGACCAGTAATGAATTTTGTGAGAGATAGAGGTTGGAGATACACTGGAAGATCCCATATTATGGCTTTCGGAACTGAAAGATGTGTATAATTAATTAAAATATATAGTATGACAAAAGAATTATTTATTATGTTAAAAACATCTGCAGAAGCAGATAAAGCAAAAGCACTACTCTCCCTGGAGTTATTAGGAAATAAAGCAGTAGGTATAGGAGATCACTCAACTGAAGACTTTTATAAAAATGCTGAAGAAGCGTTAACTACATTAGTAGATGCAGATGATAGATTAGAAGCTTTAGATAGGTATTTCAAATAATGAGCTACATTATCGGTAGTAAATGTATAGGAGTTAAAGATGGGGCTTGTATAGAAGTCTGCCCTATAGACGACTGTATAGTAGAGGGAGAAACCTCAATGTATATCAACCCAGAAACATGCATAGATTGTGGGGCTTGTGAGATGGAATGTCCTGTTGAAGCTATTTATGATTGTGAAGAAGCTGCTATAGAAGACGGAGAAGAAAATGCAGTTAAAATGAATTATGAATTCTTCGGATTTAAATTTAGTTAACTATGACATTAGAAGAAGTAATTAATCAATCCCCAACATCAGACTTTGCTACTATAAAATTATTTGTTAATGAAAATCCTGCTTTTGATTTCAAGGATTTTAACACATCAATATCACTTATCTCTTTTCCCATCAGCCCAGAAAATGAAATGGATATTTTAAATCTACAGGAAGTAATAAACTTCTCAAAAGATTTGGATTACCCAGATAATATTCTTACCTTTATATGTGAAGAGAAAGAAGTAAAACTAAATACAATTAAATGGAAAGAAAATCAATTAATTTTTTACTCCTCCTAGTATTATTTTTTAGCTGTACTAAACCTGAGGTAGTAATAGCACAAGACCTTAGAGAAAGAGTAGAATTCAATATAGATGATCTATTTTCAGGAGTTTACTCTGAGGTATTAGAACAACCGTTAGAGGTTACTTACATAGTTCCTTGCCCTAATGGAGATGCATCAAGAGATGGACTAGATTTTTATGAAGATGCAAACATTCATACATCAGACGATGATGATTATAGGAACAATGTTTGGGATAAAGGTCATTTAGCACCAGCAGCAGCATTTTCCTGTGATAGGGAAACGATTAAAAAAACCTTTACCTTTCTTAACTCAGCCTTACAGCATCAGAGTTTAAATAGAGGAATATGGAATAGGCTAGAAACTTTCGAAAGAGATCTAGCCAATTTTTTTGAGGTAAGTGTCAAAATAGAGGTTTTATTTGAAGGTAATCCTCAAGTGTTACCTAGTGGAGCTACTGTACCGTCTGGATTTATTAAGACTATTAAATTTGCAGATCAGTCAGTTAGCTTTAAGTTTCCAAACGCTGATACTTCCGGAACGGATTGGATTGACTATCGACTTGATTAATTATGACAGAAAAAGAATTTATTAACTGGCTTAGAGGGTTTACCCAAGGAGCTCATCAATACAATATTCTCCCAAGTCAATGGGATGATTTGAAACAGAAACTATCTACTGTTGGAAAGGAATCCAAATATCCTTATAAAATTGATAAGAGTATTTGGACAACAACGATAGCGTAAAAAAGGTTATATTATTGTTTAACATAAATTTTAAAAAATGAGAAAACTCGTTACGTTGCTTTTAATATTAGGAGTAACAATGGCCTTTGGTCAAGAGAGGGTACAGTACAAAGATACTATACTAACTCAAAATTTAGAAGAGGTTGTAGTCTCTTCTGGAGTAATCACAGTCGCTAAAGAAAGAAAGACACCGATTGCTTTAAGTAAGATTTCTGCAGCTGAAGTTCAATTGAAAGTTGGAAATCAAGAATTTCCAGAAATCATGAACAACACACCTGGAGTTTACGCAACAAAACAAGGAGGAGGATACGGAGATAGTCGTATTACCTTAAGAGGTTTTGATCAGCGTAATACTGCTTTCCTTATCAATGGCCAACCGGTTAACGATATGGAAAATGGATGGGTATACTGGTCGAATTGGCAAGGTTTAACAGACGTTGCTTCTGGTATTCAGATTCAAAGAGGGTTAGGAGCCTCAAACTTAGCAGTTCCAACAGTAGGTGGAACTGTTTCTATTTTCACTAAGAGTGCCGAAAAGGCAGAAGGTGGTTCATATTCTACTGTAGTAGGTAATGATGGGTATTTTAAAAATACTGTTGCTTACAATACAGGATTGAATGAGAACGGATGGTCTTCTTCTTTCTTGCTATCAAAATGGCAAGGAGATGGATACATCTACAATACTTCTGGTGAAGGATGGACTTACTTTGGAGCAATTGGATATGCACCAGTAGATTCTAAGCACTCTCTTAACTTCTCTTTACTTGGAGCAGGTCAATGGCACCATCAAAGAGACGTTTGGGTATCTATTAGAGATTATCAAAACTTCGGTAGTGAAGGTATTGATAGAAGATGGAACTCAAATGGAGGAACTTTAAATGGAGAAGAGTTCTCTATGAGAAGAAACTTCTATAACAAACCACTAGCTACTTTTAACTGGGATTTTGACATCTCAGATAACATTAAATTAGCAACTTCTTTCTACGGTTCAGCCGGTAGAGGTGGAGGAACAGGACCAAGAGGTAGAAACTACTACAATGCGGAAACTGATATCCTACCCTTTAGAAAGGATCTTACTGAGCACTATTTAGAAAACGGTAGAGGTTCGAGAGATGAAAACGGTTTTATAGATTATGATGCTGTAGTTAGCTATAATAGATCTAACACTGAAGGTTATTCAGGAGGTTTATCACAGTATACTGGACTTAAAATTGGTTCTAACGGATATAGAGACGATGGAGTAAATAGATCAGCTTTAATTAGAAGAGCTTCTATGAACTCACATGACTGGATTGGAGCTATTTCTAATCTAAATATTAAATCTGGTAAGATGACCTATAGTGTTGGTATCGATGTAAGAGATTACAAAGGATATCACTACAGAGTTTTAAATAACCTAATGGGACTAGATGGATACTATTCAACTGGTAATAAAAACTCAGAAGGTCAAATTATCGAAACTACTGTCGAAGCTAATCCATTTAAGGATACTGGAATCAAAGGTCCTAAAATAGATTACTATAATGTAGGTAAAGTAGGGTGGCAAGGTATTAACGGTATGGCTGAATACGATAATGACGGTATAACTGCCGTACTACAAGCCGGATATTCAAATAAATCATTTCAAAGAATCGATTATTTTGATCAACCAACTAATTTTGAATCAGAAAAGAAGAATGTAGGAGGAGGATATGTTAAAGGTGGTGCAAACTATAACTTTAACGAAAACTCTAACGTATTCTTTAATGCTGGATTTATTTCAAGACAGCCAAGCTTTGACGCTGTATTTCCTAACTATGCTAACTTTGTAAATCCTGATCTACAGAATGAAGAAATTCAATCAATAGAGTTAGGGTATGGATTCGTAAATGAAGCATTAAACGTTAAAGTTAATGTATACTCTACTAACTGGGGTAATAGATTTGTAACTAGATCATTATCTAACCAGCAAGGAGTAGATGGTTCAGCTCAATTTAAAGATATCGATGTAAGACATAATGGTCTTGAAGTTGAAGCTAAATATAGACCAACTGGATACTTACAGTTTAAAGGTATGGTTTCAATCGGAGATTGGAAGTATACAAAAGATTTCGAAGCAGAATTATTTGATGATAATCAACAATCAATTGGTACAGGTACTTTATACCTAAAAGATGCTAAAGTTGGTGATGCTGCTCAATTTGTTTCTTACCTAGAAGCAGATTGGAGAGTAAGCGACTTTAACTTCGATATAGGATATAGATTTGTAGATAATTTATATGCTGATTATTCAATTACAGATTCTGAATTTACTCAACCAGGTAATAAAGGAGCATTGAAGCTTCCTTCTTACGGTTTAGTAGACGTAGGATCAACTTGGAAATTCAAGTTATTCGGTAACGATACAAGATTAAGATTGAATATAAATAACTTATTAGATACAGTTTACATAGCTGAATCAAATACAAATATTCATGCTGCTGATGGAGCTACTCAATGGAACGGAGTAGACGTTAGAAACTCAGTATGGTTTGGATTTGGAAGAACATGGAACGCTTCTCTTAAGTATAGATTCTAAGAATCAAAAATAATTAAAGGGGGAGTTTTTTACTCCCCTTTTTTTTCTTATATTTAAATATGGACACATTAGCAGAGCTTTGGCAATCAGGAGGGTATAAAGAACTTACTAACTGGATTGATGGTTTCATAGGTGTTAGCTTAGTGATGGGTTTATACTATTATAAAAAATGGGTTGATCACAAGTTTAAATAAGTTATGAGTAAAAAGGTTTTTATAACGTGGGAAGACGTTAATAGTTTATTGGATACTATTCATCAACAATCCAAAGGAGAGATAAGCTATGTCACAGGAATACCCAGAGGCGGTACCATATTAGCAGTTCTCTATTCACATAGGTTTAATGTAGAGTTTATGGATTACAGAAGTAATAAGTATTCCAACCTTTTAATCCTAGACGATATTTCTGATTCTGGAGAAACTTTTACTAAACTCAAAGAAGAGTACGATATTCCAAAATATGCAGCTCTTCATTATAAGGAGACTTCTAATTTTAAACCTGATTATTTTGCGAAAAAAATAGATTCAGATTTCGGTTGGATTGTATACCCTTGGGAAAGATTAGATTCAGAAACAGTACAAGATTATTTGCTTAATCAAAAATAATATCGTATATTATATTAATAATGAGTCGTAGAACCTCAAAAAAAACAAATTAGATGGCAAAAAAATTTATAGAAGGAACAGAATTAGTAGA